AGATCTTTCCACTCAGAACCTACCGCACCGAGATCGTATGTATTATCTGCGGATGGAATAAGATCCGATGCCACATCCGCCGTGACTGTCACAGTATCTGTGGCGGCATTGCCAAGTGTTGTGTTGCCGTTGACAGTTAGGTTGCCTGTGACTGTAGCATTTTCATCCACAGTCAAGCTGTCCGTCTTTACAGTTCCATCAAAGAATGCGTCTTTAAATTCCAACAGGGTTGTGCCAAGATCGAGTGTGTTGTCTGTCTTTGGTCGGACTTCTGTTGCAGACACAACCAAATCTTGCACAGGGCCTACGACGGTGACTGGACCACCTTCTCCCGTAGTCCCATCGTGAGAGTGTCCTGTCGAGCCATTGAATGCGCTTTGGACAGCATCGAACTCACCATCCAAATCGGAGGCGTTGATTACGTTCCCATCGGCAATGTTGTTACCCGTGTCGTTTCTTGTGTAGCCCGTACCCATAATTGTTACCTTCTGCTGTACTGCCCATATTGTATAGTCACTGAATCAAAAGCAAAGGGAGGATCCGAAGAATTCCCTTCAAAAAGAATACTGACAGAGTTGCCTGATCCGGTTGTGTACGCAGTCTTTACGTATTCAACATCTCCGCCATAGTTTCCTGATCCGTAGACAGCTCTGCCATAAAATGATATTGATCCGGATGTATCATCCTGTATGGTCACCGGATCTGGCTGTGTGTTCGAAACGTCTCTAAAGTCGTACTTCAACGATAGGTTAAAATTGTACGCTCCCTGAGGATCCAAATACACTTCTACAGAATATATGGTCTTTCTCGTTTCCGGATCAGATATTGGCAAAAACGGGGTCGCAAATGAAAAAGGTATTGGACTACCATCAAAACTATTTACAGTTTCGAGCTGATAAACGTACCCGTCGTCGTTTGCAAAATACACCTGTTCATTATCGTCCACATACTCGCTATATGCCACATACGCATTGATACCCCGGGTTTCTGCAAAAGCAATTGGGGATCCTCCCTGTTGGGCAAATTGGGTTGCAATTATTCCCCTTGAAGATTCATTGGTAAATGACGAGTTGTAACCGAGTATGCGATACTGGCTTTTATTCCTGATAGTCACGGCGTGAAACGAACTGCTGAAGTTTAAAAAGTCTGTCACTTCACTCTGTATGCTTTTAGATATGACCCCTAGTCCGAAATCGTTGTTGCGATCCGTCCCGCTTAAAAGTCGCAAACCGTCCGGACCCAAAAACATGAGGTCGCCACCAAATTCCTGAACCGTATCGAATTCGACGCAACCCAGATCATCTGTGATAGGCTGAACCTGAAAGTCTGCAAGACTCGATCCAGACAGAACTTTGATACTGCGCTTCGTAAATATTACGAGTTGTTGACGAAAAACAGCAAGACCTGTAATTTCATCTTCTAATGTAATTGTACCAGCGCCAGAGGCTGGTGTAAAGTCTGTCTCATCAAAAGGAGCCGTAAACACTAGAAAGTTGTCTTCAGCCACAAACAAGTGATTCTTGTACTCGATACCAAGCGTCGCACTGTCAACTTCCGAAGGAGCCCCTGTCAAGCGAGACAGCGTAGAGCCATCAAAAACCAGAGGCTTGTTGGTATCATCAAATATGACCAGCTTCTTAGTCGCACCGAACTTAATTTTAGTAAATCTAACTTTACCTCCGCCACCTAGTGTGATGCCCGTGCTGGAAAAAGCGGCATTGTCTGTGACCTGTGTCCACCCTGATCCGGATGATTTATACAGATGGGTTTGTCGAGCGGCGTACACCTCTTGTTGATATTCGACCACACCCCGGACGAGGCCCGTACCAGACAACTGTGCAGAGTCATACTTTTCAAACCCGAGTATCTTACGATATCCTCCGGCAACGGAGGGTTCCATGTTGATAAGAAGACGAGCCGATCCGGGAGCTTGAAGACCCTGCTGTAAAGAAGTCATATTTGTGAGAAGACCTCCTTGAAATTGAACCGGGTACGTCTGTCGCCTATCGGGCATGGGTCACACCGCTCGAACGTAGAAATATTCGTTGGTTAACAGGGTTCGCATATCCTTGATACCTTCATCGAATTTGCGTTGGGAAACCGTAGCGGATTCCAAGTTGTCACGGAACATGTAAGCGTAGTGCATAGCCCCGTCCACGATGACATGTCTAAATCGTTCAGGGATACGAGGTACATCCGTAGCGTTGACAAGATCAGTAGGAATTGTAAAGTATTCAAATGTCAATTCATATGCCTGATCTGGAAACGGATAGAGTATGAATTCTTCGGCCTGTGAACGTATAACATACTCAGGAATGCTACCTTTCGAAGTATCTGTCTCATCTTCCTGATCTATGTGCAGATCTACGTATTCGTCGTAGGTCATTGGCTTGAGGCGACGGGCGCTACCAACATCTAGAGATGTGTCGCGACGGATACGAAAGGTTTCAAAGTCCATGAGCTTGGCATCTGTAGGTATGGAGTACCGTGCCACACCTGCGGATAGAGTGAGGGTGTCTTCGATGTGGTTGAAGGGCCAGTTGAAATGAGACTGGTTGATGTAGCGCATCGAAGAGTTGATTGATTCCTTAATCTGTGTGTATACAGATGTAGCCGATGTAAAGTTAGAAGAGGTGAGAGGCGTTTCGTTTAGCCTACCACACACGTCATTTACCAAGCCCAGATAATCGTAGCTCATTGTTCTTGTACCTTGATTTTTATCTTTCTCTTGGCAGTTGAATTGCTTGGAGATAGGGTAACTTCACAAAAAATATCGTAGGTCGTGTTGTTCGTGCCCATACCAATCTGGATGGTTGCTACAGTAGTATTTTTAGTTTCACTAACCAACTGTAGTCCATTCACGATATTGGGCGCTGTCCAAGCTTGCTCAACACCATCTGCATCAAGTATCGACCAAGCCACACTACCGATGGTTTCGATTCCAAGAAACCGAGACCAGTCTACGCTGTAGTCTAGGACATCATCCGGATCTTTATTTGGCCATTTTAAAGACATGCTATGCTACCTGACTCAGCACATATGTTGTGCGACTTGTTTGAGGAGATACGAACACTGCTCTACTTTTCTGAGGAAGCACGTAAGCTACCCGGTTCTTTTGAGGTAGAACAAACACCACCCGCTGATTGCTTCTGTCATCTATGGAAATAGAATTGTCTACACCAGATGGTACAACAGAGTTATTAGACAGGGTTACGGAAATTGATTCGAGTATTTCTGATACGTTTACCTGTACAGATCCTACTACGATTGTTGAAGAAACGTTACCTACCGCTTCAGCTACGTTAGGAGAAGGTCTATCTGCTGATGCCGTCGCCTGCACACCGACAAGCACTTCAACTACGTTGACAGTGATACTACCTGCAGACGCAGTAGACTCAACGCCCGAAAGCAATTCAGATATGTTGACTACGACGTCATTTGTAGTCGTGGTGCCCTGTACAGAATCTAGTGGTTCTAATACGCCACCGCCTACAGAACCTATCGAGCCCGTTGCATCGGCAGATGTGGTAATCGGAACGTTGTTGATAGACCGGATATCCAGACCAGCATCGTTAATTGCAAACGTTGCGGATACACTGTCTAGTATCTCAGACACATTCGGTTTTAAAACGCCTGTGGATAGAGTACCCCCGACTCCGACAGGTTTTTCAACCACGGGTATAGTCAGACTACCTACTGCAGTGGTTGAGCTGACTGAGGAAGCTAGCTGGTTTGCAAAACCTGTGACCGTAAGAGATCCGACGGAACCTGTCGAGCCTAAACCCGTTCCTAAGATTATTTCAGATACGTCGATCTCAAATATGTTCAAGCTTGGTTGCTGGACTGCAACTGTTGCTGACACACCGGATACAGATGCGACAGGAGATACTATACCGTACCGTGCGGAACCGTACTCTCCTACACCATATAAGGCATCCTGTGCGTCATAGAACGACATGGCTCAGGCCTTATGCAATACGGATGATTGCGTTCGATGCGTCGGCAGTTGGGAACTGGATAGTTAGATCGCCCGCAGTAGCAGAGACAGTGCCCCCGAAGTCAATGACACATACGGCTTTGTTACCCTGTGAAGAGTTGTAGATGATACAACCATCGGTAGATACGGTAACGTTGCTAAACACTTCGTCGGTGAAGTCCACGATGGCAGTAGAACCATCGAGAGAGATCGTTGCGCCATCAAGGTTTTGACCACCCGCGGAGTAGTTAGATCCAGATGCTTCATCTGAGTTGCCTGTAACGTCAGAATAGTTGGTTGTAGATGCGTTGTAGGTACCTGTTGGGGAGTCTTTAATCAGGGCAAGTTTCAAAACATCTGTATCAAGATCGTGTATGCCACCAAGCAATTCCTGCTTGAAAGAGTTGCACATTGCAGTAGTAATGGCCATAATTTTCTCCTAGTTAGCCAGTTTTGCGATACGGCTTGGTTTTCTTAGCAATTTTTTTGGGTTGCTTGCTAACTTGTTTACCTGCCTTGGTAGCCTCACGTTTCTTCCTTGTCGTGGCGGCATACTCTTGAGTAGAAAGAGCCTTGATTGCCTTTTCGGGCAAGTACCTCTCTCCGGTTGCTTTGGGACCCTGCGTGGATGGCTTACCGGATTTGGTTGTCCATCGTTGCGCTGTCCAATTCCGTAGACTTTTCTGTGGTTTCTTTAA